GAGGTCCGAGGCGGTCGAGAAGTGGAAGGGCAGCGTCGAGGACGGGGTCTCGTTCCTTCGATCCTTTCGCGAGATTGTTGTCCATCCGCGCTGCACAGGCACAGCCCAGGAAATGCGGCTCTACAGCTATAAGGTCGACCGAAAATCCGGCGACATACTGACCGACATCGTCGACGCCAATAACCACTACATCGACGCGCTGCGCTATGCGGTAGGGCCGATGATCAAGCGACCTGGCCGTGCCGCCGTGATCGAAACAGGATTCTATTGATGACCTTCGATCCCAGCGTAAAGCACCCTGAATATCTCGGCTACCTGCCGTCATGGACGCTGATGCGCGATGCCATGGCCGGCGAAGACGAGATCAAAGCCAAGGGCACGACCTATCTGCCGATGAAGTCCGGCATTGTCGCAATGGCAGACGAAAGGAAGCAGCGGGCGGCCTATGACGCCTACAAGCTTCGTGCCGAGTTTCCCGAGATTGTCGCGCCGACGGTTCGCGGCGCAGTTGGGACCATGCTTGACCAGCCGGCCACCATCGAACTGCCGAAGGCTCTGGAGCCTCTACGAGAGAAGGCCACGCGGGACGGCCTGACGCTGGACGCCTTGCACCGCCGCATTGCCATCGAACTAATGACGGTCGGCCGCTACGGCCTTCTGCCGGGTGTGACGCAGGCCGGTGCGCCCTACCTTGCCGGCTACGTGGCCGAAAGCATCATCAATTGGGATTCGACGGATCGCGAAACCGACTATCTCGTTCTTGACGAGTCCGGCAGGGTCAGGAACCCGGAAACGGGCGAATGGGAGACGGTCGACGCCTATCTCGAATGCTTCATCAAGGATGGTGCCTATACCGCGCGGAAATGGACCAAGGCGGCGACCAGTTGGGTTTCCGAGGAAGAGGTGGTTGCCCAAGATCGTAAGCGCAAGGCGCTGGAAAGCCTTCCGTTCGTTTTCATAGGGGCCAATGACCTCACCGCGGCGCCGGACGACGTGCCGCTCTACGGCCTCGCAAAGCTGGCAGTGAGAGTCTATCGGCTCGACGCTGACTACACTTTCGCCATGCATATGACCTCGGAGCCGACGCCTTGGGCGAGCGGCTTTGCCGATCCGAAAACGGCGGTTGAGGAAGGGCGGGCGCCGACGACACTCGGCAGTTCGAAGCTCTGGCTTCTGCCCGAAGGTGCGCAGGCCGGTTATCTGGAGTTCACGGGTCCCGGCCTTGAGCGCCAGCAGGCGGCCATCAACGACGCATTGACCCGTGCCGTGGTCTTCGGGGCGCAAATCCTTTCGGACAGCCAGAGGACGGCGGAAAGCGGCGAGGCGATCCGGCTGCGGCTCGGCAATCAAGCTTCCACACTCAAGACCATCGCGTTCAACAGCGCGGCCGGTCTGGAAAAGGCGCTGAAGAACGTCGCGGTGTGGATGGGGGCCAACCCTGACGAAGTGAAGGTCACGCCGGTTACGGACTTCTTCGACCACGCTCTGTCGCCGCAGGAAATCACAGCAGTCGTCGCCGCATGGCAATCTGGCGCCTATTCGAAACAGACCATGTTTGACCGCTTCAAGAAGGGTGAGTTGATCCCCGTAGAGCGGACGTTCGATGAAGAGCAGGAGTTAATCGCGGCAGAAGGTGGCGGGCTCGGCAGTCCTAATCTGACGGGCGGCAATGCCAACGGCTAACGAAGTCATCCGCGATCTAGAAATCCGGCATCAGGTCGGCGTTCACCGCCTGTCATCGGGTGTTCTCAGGACGCTGATCCGTATTCTGGACGCCGCTGACGCCGATATCGTTGCCGAGTTGCTGAAGCGCGGCGTGGCATTAGAGGGCTCATTCACATCGAAGCGGCTTGAGGCGCTGCTTGCTGCGATCCGCGACATCAATCATGAGGCGCATGTCACCGTTGGCCGCGATCTCCGGCAAGAGCTTCGGGACATCGTTCGATACGAGGCATCATTCCAGAAGCGGATGCTCGAAACTGCGATCCCGATCCAATGGGATATTGTGACACCGACGGCTGAAGTTCTCGACGCTGTCGTGACCAGCCGCCCTTTCCAGGGCCGGTTGCTCAAGGATTGGCTGACGGAGCTTGAGGCAGGCAAGGCAAACCGGGTTCGGAATGCTGTTCGCCTCGGTGTCGTGCAGGGCGAGACTGTCGACCAGATTGTTCGGCGGGTCCGAGGAACGGCAGCGCTGAACTACAAAGACGGGGCTATGGAGATCGGCCGGCGCGGTGCCGAGGCAATGGTCAGAACAGCCGTTTCGCACACCACGACAGCGGCGAGAGACACGCTATTCGAGGCCAACGCCGATATCATCGCGTCCGAGATGTGGACCTCCACGCTTGACACGCGGACTTGCCCGTCCTGCCAGGCGCTCGACGGGCAGAAATTCGAGATCGGCAAGGGGCCGAAGACGCCGCTCCACATCGGCTGTAGGTGCATTCGGGTTCCGGTCACAAAGTCATGGCGCGAACTCGGTATCGACATCGACGATCTGCCAGCGGGTACGCGGGCGAGCATGAACGGGCAAGTCCCGGCGTCCATGCGATACGACGAATGGCTGCGCACTCAGTCGTGGGATGCTCAGGACGAGGCACTAGGGCCGACGCGCGCCGCCCTGTTCAGGGACGGGGGGCTTACTGTCGATCGGTTTACGGGCCGAGATGGCGATCACCTGACGCTCGACGAATTGCGGCGCCGAGAGAATGCCGCTTTCGAAAAGGCCGGAATTGCTGCATAAAGGCAGCGTGAGAGACGATTTTCGCGACAGATCACATCTGAGCATCCTCGACGGCGAAAGGCCGGATGACAAGCCGCGCGCCGGAAAGCGCCGCGGTATCGGAGAGGATGAGCAAGTCACATGCTGGCAATGCCTGAAAGACACGGGCATTGAAACCAGCATGGTTTCGGAAGTGACGATTGCGCCGCGTCGAACCCCGGATGGCAAGAAGACAGGCGGCTCAAAGGCTTATGTCTGCACGTACTGCCTCGGTCGCGGCAAGGTCACAAAGCTGATCGGCTGATCGATCGCACAATCTGAATTCACCAGGCTCGCTTCGGCGGGCCTTTTTCATGCCCGCGAGACGGGCTTTCACCAAGAGGAGCAGCCCGATGGGCCTCAAAGCACTGCTTGATTCCGTCGACGATGTCGCGGAAGCCATGAGGGAATTCTACAAGGAAGACGCCAGCGGCAAGTTCGTCCTCGACATCGAGGGGATCGACGATCACCCCAAGGTGCGCGGCGTCATCACAGCAAACCGCGAGAACGTGAAGAAGCGCGACCAGTACAAGGCGCGCGCCGAGGAACTCGAAGGCAAAGTTTCCGGGTTGCCGGATGACTTCGACGCCGATGAATGGACCCGGCTCAAGGCAGGCGAGGGCGGCAAGCCTGACGAAGCCCTGCAAGCGCTCAGGGACCAGCATGAACGCAAGATCGCTGCCATGACGACCAAGCACGCCACTGACCTCGCGGCAAAGGATACCGCGCTGTCGGAGCGCGACAGCTATATCGATCGCACGCTGGTCGACGGCGGCTTGAAAGACGCGCTTCTCGACGTTGGCGTTGCACCCGAATTGCTCGACGGCGCCCTGGCGGTCCTGCGCAGCAATGTGAAGGTCCAGCGCAGCGATGACGGCAACCGCAAAGCAATCGTCGAGACGGATCTCGGCGAAGTCGGCATCGGCGATTTCGTCAAGGAATGGTCGGGCGCCAAGGGCAAGGCATATCTCGGCAAGCCGTCCGGCCCTGATCCGAAGGGTAATGGCAGCGCGCGCGGCGGCGGCAAGACCATGACGCGCGCTGATTTCGAAAAGCTCGATCCGGCTGGCAAGCACAAGGCCATGACGGTCGACAAGGTTTCCGTGGTCGACGCTTGATCGACACGGTTTTCGCTGAAGCCTGACGGGCAGACGCATCAAGGCCGATGGCCTCTTTCACCCTCCCCAAAATCGTTAATTTGAAAGGGCCATCCAAATGGCAAACACGCTCACCAAGTTGATCCCTGACCTTTATGAGGCCATGGATGTCGTCTCCCGTGAACTCACCGGCTTCATCCCGGCAGTTTCGCGATCTTCGTCCATCGCCCGCGCGGCACTGAACGAAAATGTTCTCGTGCCAGTCACCACGTCCTCCTCGTCGGCCGACAACACCCCCGGCGTCAATGCGCCGGATACGGGCGATGGCCTCGTGGACAACGTTGCAGTCACCATCTCGAAGTCCAAGCACGTCCCGGTCCGCTGGAACGGCGAGGAAACCAAGGGCCTGTCGAACGCCGGCACGTTCTCGACCATCCAGGCGGACCGCTTCTATCAGGCGATGCGCACGCTGGTGAATGAGATGGAGATCGATCTGTGGCGCGAAGCCTACAAGCGCGCCTCCCGCGCCTACGGCACCGCTGGAACCACGCCGTTCGGTACTGCGGCCGATATGTCGGACTTTGCCGGCGTCCTGCGCATTCTCGAAGAGAACGGCGCGCCGACCAACGACATCCAACTCGCACTCGGCCACTCGGCGATGGGCAATCTGCGCGGCAAGCAGTCCGGCCTGTTCAAGGTCAACGAAGCTGGTTCTGCCGACATGCTGCGCAACGGCATGACCGACCGCGTCATGAACATGGCAATCCGCCATTCTCATGCTGTCGGCATCCATGCCAAGGGCAGCGGCGCGTCCTATGTGGCCGATGGCGCTTCGGCTGCTGGCGGCACTGGCGTGGTCGTCAAAACCGGCACCGGCACGGTTCTGGCCGGCGATATCGTCAGCTTCGCCGTGGACACGGCCAACAAGTATGTCGTGGATACCGGCATCGCGGCCGCTGGCACCCTCCAGGTTGGCAAGCCCGGCCTGAAGGTGACAATCCCCGACGCCAATGCCATGACGGTGGGCAACAGCTATACGCCGAACGTCGCCTTTGCCCGCTCGGCAATCGTGCTGGCGACCCGCGCGCCCGCTGCACCGGAAGGTGGCGACAGCGCCGATGACGTGACGACCATCGTCGATCCGCGCACTGGCCTTGCCTTCGAAGTGGCCGTCTATCGCCAGTTCCTGCAGGTCGTCTACCACGTGCGCCTGGCCTGGGGCTTCCGTTGCATCAAGCCGGAACACGTCGGCCTGCTCATCGGCTGATGCTTTCCACCAGTGCCGGGGGCGTCCGCGCCCTCGGACACCTTCAACCGGAGAATTCACCATGTCTCATCTCGTTGTCATGACCAAGAATGGCGAAACGCTTGGCGTCCATCCCGATCTTGTCGGGGCGCATGAACATCTAGGCTGGACCGTTGGTGGCGAATTGCCGGTGGCCGATGCATTGCGCGACGATGGCCCGACCGTGGCCGAATACGTGGCAGCCGGCTACCAGGCCACGAACTACCCGCCGCGGGGCTTCACCTCACGCAGCACGCCGAAAGAAATTGCGGAAGCCATTGCCGCGCAGGCTGGGGACGGCATTCACGCTGAGGAGATGGAGCCCGGCGACGAGCGTGACTTTGGTACGCTGACAGCTGGACTGATTGCCGAAGGCTATGTTGCCAGCGGCGCGGTCGAAGCCATTCAGCCTGTGACGCGCGCCAAGGGCAAGGCTTAGCCATGTCCATCGGCGGATTGCTCATCAAGGAAAAAGCCCGTGAGGCGAAGATCAGCGCGGTGATTACCCGCGCCGATGGAAGCATCGAAGACGTTGGGGTTGTTGCCTATTGGCACAAGAACCCGCTGTGGCGCCTTTGGTGGGCGGTCTGCAACCGAAAGAAGGCAGGTAACTGACAATGGTCGCTCGCGTCCAGAACACCGGGCTTGCCCGCATCACACAGCTCCTCGCTGCCGCCGCATGGTGGGTTCAGTGGGGCACCGGCTCGGCGGCAGCTGCAACCGCAAATGTCGTCACCACGACCACCACCACGGAAGCCAGAGCTTCGGCGTCTGCGGCACAGGCCACTACGACGGTTGCCAATGACAAGCTGAATCTGACGGCGACGCTAACGGCTGCCGGAGCGCGGGCTGTCACAGAAGTCGGAGTGTTCGACGCCGCTGGCACTGGCTCACCAGCCACAGGCGGCAACATGAATATCTATGGCGACTTTGCCGTGATCAACCTAGCGTCGGGCGACAGCATCGCCTTCACGATCGGCGTGACGTTCTCGTAACAATAGGGATGGCCCATGTCGATAAATGGTGCGTGGGATAGCACCGTCTCAGTTGGCGCCCTATCAAACGGCGACAAGACCTTCACGGCATCGTCCGATGATGGAGACAACTATGCCATATCCACCGACTCCCATTCATCGGGTCTTCACTACGTCGAGCTAGCGACTGGACCTTCAACGTCCGGCGGCGTTGTATATCTGGTCCAGTCAGACTTTTCCGATTTCGCAAGCTACGCCGATACAGGGGCCATCGTATCGGCGGTCGGTTCGACCTTAACCGGGGCAACATGGGGCGCCAGTGCTACGATCTGCGCCGCCATCAATCAGACTTCGGGACGGGTATGGTTCAGAAAAGACGGGGGAATTTGGAACGGTAGTGCCGCTAACAATCCCGCAACGGGCGTTGGCGGGATCAGCGTTGGTTCTGGCACATATATTGTGTTCTATGTCCCCTACGTCATAGGCGACCAAGCGACGGTCAACACCGGCTCGTCATTCGCCTATACCAAGCCGGCAGGCTATTCGGACTGGTACGCAACGAGCGGCGGCAGCACGACCTACAACCAGTCTGTTGCGGTCACCTGTACATCCTCACCATCCGTTGCCAAAAGGCCCGGCAAGACGGTAACGCTTTCGAGTTCGGCGACCGTCGCTATTGGCAGGTCGACGGCGAAGCGCGTAGCCGCGCTCACCTCGGGCGTTGTCGCTGCCGCAAAACAGACAGGCAAGGTTCTCGCGGCTTCAACCGCCGGGAGCGTGGCACTTTCGGTCAGCCGGCGATTTCTTGCGGTTCTCGACGTAGCAGTCGCTGGCACT